CGATTGATTGGGATGTCTGGGTCGGAGCCGACGACGGATACGCCGCCCCCGCCGCAATGTATTGGGTCACTCAGAACCCAACGACAAAAACATACTACGTCATTGCCGAGCTCTACAAGGAAGGCATGTTGCCGAGAGAGTATGCAGAGCGGGCACTTGCAATCAACGAGAGGCTCGGTCGTTGTGACCATGAAGGCGAACCAGTGAGGCACGTCGAGCCGATCACGGGCAACATGGACTCGGGAGCATTCGCCAACATCGGCAGCGCCGACGCATCGGGCAAGGAGGCAATCCCGAGAGGGAAGCAATTGCAGGCGCTAGGGCTCAAAATCAAACCCGTCGAAAAATGGGCAGGGTCTCGAGTTCACCGCGCACAATTGTTGCACCTCTTATTATCGCCCAACTCACTTGACCCAGAGGGAGGGGCGGGTCTGGTATTCTTCGAGAATTGCGTTCACGCGATCCGAACAATTCCCGCACTTGGCAGGAGCGGAACAAATCCCGAGGACGTGGACACAACACACGAAGACCACGCGTATGACGCCTTGACATATGCGTTGCAGTGGAAAAAGCGCCGAAGCGGAAAGCTCAGAATCGGGGGCTTGTAATTATTTTCACATTTTTTCACATTAGTGCTTGCAAAAGGAACGGCGATGTCCCATATTGGTCTCGTTATGAATACAAACACTGACACAGCACCCGCCCCGTTCGCCTCGCACATTGACATACTCGAGCAGATTCGAGAGATCGTTCGTTGCGAGATCAAGGAGTCTCAAGAGCACATGCACGGACGCGAGATTCTCGACGACATCATTGACGACTTGACTCGCTATCGTTCGCAGCTTCCGACAATCGCCGCCTATGAAGTGGCATACAAGCTTTAATCAATCAGCCCCCTCGGGGGCGCAACCAACAACCAACACATTATGAATAATTACTATCACGACGCCGAACAAGAGCACATCAACGACACCATGTTTGCGCATGAAGACTACATTCGCGAGGCATACGGGTCGTCCGCAATCGACGGAGACGCCGAAGCAGAAATCGAGGAAGCTCGCCAATGGGAGGGAATGACAAAAGAAGAGAGAGCCGCAGTCGAAGCCGATACCCTCAAAGCCGAACTCGAAGAGGCGGCAGCTTGGCAAGCGCAGTGCGAAGCCAATATCAAAGCAGAGCAAGAGAGCGAAGTCCCATTTTAATTAATCGCCCCCTCGGGGGCACAAGAACCAACAACATGAACACAGACACAATCAACCTCGTCGTCAATCGCTGGAAAATCGAAGCCGAGCACGACGGCGAAAAATACCATCTTTATATTGAATCCCCTTGCGGGTCGTATTATGGCTCCTTGGCACTAGCAGAGGACACAGGCGCCGTCGAGCACGGGCAGACATACCTGCCCCGAAAGGTTCCGCAAACAGTCCTCAATGCAGCTATGAAGCTAGAAGACAAACTTTACAACATTGCCAACCAATGAAGATACCACAAAACATCGGACAAATTAACAGGGATCAACGCGTCGACTGTTTGACCCGTCAGTATGAACCCTGCGGGAGAAAGTTCAACGTGACGATTCACCTCAAAGAAGGATGGGTCACAGAAGACGGGGAAGACACGATTCAAGCACCAACCGCGGCACTCGCGGCAAAAGGATTGAAGACATGCAAAATGTCAGTTATTCGTTAGGACATGCCGATCACCGACGCAATCAAGCTTAGAGACGAGGTCTTGCAACGATGGGAAGAAAACCCCGACACGAAGGGCGTTCTCTCTTTGTATCACTTGGTCATGATTCAGACCATGATCTCGGACTTGAACATTGCATTGCAGAAAATAAGCGAGAGCCAATTACTGCGAAAGGAATGCGACCATTTATACGCGAGTTGCCTCGAGGCGCTCAGAATCATTGACGATCTATGAAACCAGAAAACGAAATCAACAGCGGGCACGACATGGAAGCATGCAAAGCATGGGAGAATTATTGCAGAGTATTTGAGAGCAAATTCAACCTCAAGCCGAGCGCGACAAGTTGGAAAAGCAAAAACGCCGACCAATGGCGCAACGCAACAAAGGCGATCATCATGCAAGCTCAACCAGTCAATGCATGCATCATGCTCAAGCAGGAGGGACAGCGCAAGTTCATCAATCAATTGATGGGCATGCAGTCACAGAAAGACCGAGACAACTGGATTGCCTCAGTATTTGGCGAAGGTTATTCGCTCCAAAGCAACAAAGGAATTTGGAGCATTGAACCGACGCCCGAATTGCCCGAGGGAAAATAATTCACATTTTTTCACATTGGGGCTTGCAAAGGTGACGGCGATGTCCCATATTGACGTCGTTATGAATACAAACACAATGACCAACGCACAGAAATTCGCCGCCGACTACAAGCACGCGCACGCAATTATCCCAAACATGATACTCGAATGCTATGAGACAGGCGGCTTCGAAGACGAAAGTCAAATCGTCGACAACATACAAGCCAAGATTGAGAGCCTAAAATTGCCCGTGCCCGAAAGAGTTTACATTTACGACGCGATTTATCACTTCGAAATGCCTCACTAAAACAAAAGCGCCCGCGGGCGCCCCACATTCACTATCACATGAAAACCATCCTCAACGCACTCGCCGACATCATCTCAATTTTACTGATCATCCTCATGGGGGTGATTATGATTTCCATCTAATACAATGAACCTAGAACGCCAACAAGACCGCGACGACCGCGCCAATTCTTTCGAGAAAATGGGCAGCATTCGCCAACATCACGACCTCATGTCCGCTCAGAACTACGAGCAGACAGCCGAAGACCTCAAGCTCGAGCAGGAAGCCGAGCACGCCGCCGCCGTTGCTTTCTGGCAGCGTCAATACGACTTGGGCAGAACGTCCGAGCTCGTCGAAGTTCCAAACCTTTAAAATCATGAGTAACACAACAATCGAAATCACCAAAGAGGCGGCATGGGCTCTCATCGGAAACGACGAAAACACATGGTCGGATTACTATCAAACAGAGCTCGCAGAATTCTCGACGTATACTTGCCACGGAGTGAAGGTCGTCGTCATCCACAATTTCACCTCACAAGTGACACAATATTACGTCGAAGACATCAACGCATAAGCCAATGAAAAAAATCATCATCATACTCGCAGCAATATGGGTCACTGCTTTGGGGGCGACAATCGCCAATGCTCAGAGCTCGACCTCAGAGCGCCCCGACTCGTTCGGCAATACGAAGACCACATTCCGAGACAGCAACGGCAAAGTCATCGGTCACGCATCCTCACGAAAGAATCATTTCGGGCACATCGAGACGACCTATTACAGCAAGCGCAAACCAGTTGCCAAGTCGCGCACAGAAAGACCCGACTCATTCGGTAATCGTTTGACGCGATTCTTCAAAATCAAAAAAAGAAAATGATATTCGAATACACAAAAGAGGAAATCGCTCGCCGAGCATTCAACACGGGGCACGAAGACTTGCAAAGCGAAGACCTTCTCGACGAAGACACTGAGATACCCGCAACGAACGAAAACAGGCTCGTATGGGCTTTGAACTGGCGAGTCGGATACGCACAAGGGCAAAAGCTAAGAACAGCGCAGGAGCTCAAAAAAGCCATGAAATAAACTTTCACCTTTTTTCACATTAGGTCTTGCAAAGGGGACGGAGTTGTCCCATATTGACGTCGTTATGAATACCAACACAAAAACCAACACAGAGACACACAAGCCAACTGTTACCGAATTCTTTCATGCGAACTGGGGCGATTGCTTCAAGAAAGCGAAAGACATCCTCGGCGACGACTACACATACGACGGCGTCTCGAGCTTGCAATATCGAATCTACATGGACAGATATCAAAGCACCTTCAAGAGCGAAAGCTATTACGAGCAACAACTCGACGAGACAGACAAGTCATACGCCAAACAACACGGATTGACCTTTGAGGACATGTTCTATTTCAAAACCGACATGTGCATCGAGGCGGAAACCGAAAGGCTCAACAAGATCGAAAACGCAATCAGAGACGCATATCCAATCGTCGACTAATTATACAGCCCCCTCGGGGGCACAACCTAAACCAACAAGAACCAACATGAAAAAAGAAATCGAATATCACAAAATCGCGGGCAACCTACAAGGAAAGCTCATCGTCGCAGAGACAAGATTGACCAGAATCACAAACTTGATCAACGAGCTCGACGTCAAGAGTTGCGATCGTAATACGCAATACGAAGCAATGCTGATCCGTCAAGACCTTTCCGAGTTGCTTGACTACATGCGCGAAGGAATCATCGAAGCCGACAGAGCAAAATCACAATAAAAACCAACATGAAAACAATATTCAAATACAACATCAGCTTGTCGCCTAGCGGCATGCGTGCCAAAATCCCAGCGACGGCAGTCATTACACACACAGACATGACCGAAGAGGGTCTCAATGTTTGGGCACTCGTCGACAAGGACGACGCCCCGACATGGCGATACTTCATCATGCACAAAACAGGGGAAGAGCTCCCCGACAGCATTGCCGATTGCTTGTTGATCAAGACAATGACATCTCGAGCAATAACAAAGGCGCCCGCATTCGAAGGCGACGTCGTCGAATTCAGAACGCTTGTCGATCACTTGTGGCAAGTCTCTGAAAAGACGTTCAAAGAGTATCAAGCAATCAAATCAACGAATTACTAATATGTGGATATTTACCTCAAACGAGTTTCTCAGCGTAGTGAGACACCGAGACAAACCCGAGCACCTCATGATCCGCTTTCGCTCAAGGGCGCAGGCGGAGGCATGCACGCTTGACGGAGAGATCACAATCACCCCGACGGCAGACTATGTCGCACGCAAGACAGTTCGCGAGTCTGACTTTGTCTCTTGGATGATTACCCAGACCGCCGAGTTGCAATATGACAACTTCAAGAACAGCACGCAAGACACTCTCATGCACGAAGCGCCACTCATGAAAGTTTGGCAATGTATGTATGATTGGCAGAACGAGACCGAATACGGGTCGAGCATGGACTATCACCCATCGTCGGCATTCTGGCACGACTACAACGACGACGCGCACATGCGCAATTTCTGTGAGGATTGCTGGTCGTTTCATGACCAAAAAGAAGAATGTTTGACCGAACAACAAAAAGAAGAGGAGTCATCAAATGATCAATAAACAACCAACGCTCGAAAACGTCGCGACAGGAGACCTCGTCAAAGAATTAAACAAACGAGGACATTGCCCAGAGGATAAGAAAGCCGAGCAAATCATCTCCTTTGTTGCAAGACGATACGAGATCGACCGAGCAACTGTCCTATTGAAGAACACAAACGCAAAGCAAGTTGCCGCATACCTCATACGCAAATGCACAAGCCTTACATGGGAAGATATCAGTCATACGCTAGGGTATGGCGACCATACAGGCGCCGTGCACGCGGCGAAGCAAGGGCGGGGCATATACAGCAACAACGTCGACCTCGAGGTCTGGAAAGACTATGACGAGAAGAAAGAGATTGCAGAGCTTGACCCTAACGTGTAAAAAGCCGCAACAACAAACAAACAGCAATCAATGCCTTCATATAATAAAATAATGCTAATGGGAAACCTCGTCGCCGACTGGAACAAACAAACACTTGCCAGCGGCAACGTCGTCGCGAGCAATTCAATCGCAGTCAACGAGACTCGACTCGACAAGAACGGGGAGAAAGTCGAGCAAGTAATGTTTATGGACATCACAGCTTGGAGCAAACTCGCCGAGACATTGACGCAATACACGACCAAGGGGTCGGCGCTGTTTGTAGAAGGCAAGATCAAGCAAGAGCAATGGCAGGACAAAGAAACGGGAGCAACGAAGACAAAGCACGCCGTGACGATCATCAATGCGCAATTCATAGGCGCAAAGGCTCAAAACGGCGCCCCTAGTGCGTCGCAACCGCAAAGTCAGCAAAGTATGCCTCGAGCATCGCATCTCCCCCCAGCGGAGCCGCAGAGGCAAGCGCCCGCGGGCGCTATTACACACGACGACGAAATTCCTTTTTAAAAATGGACGCGACCCTTTACAGGCAAACGGCAAGAGGCATTGCGGAAGTCGTTGCCCATTGCCGCAAGAAATACGCCGACGAATGGAACGTCGTCAAGCAGAACGCAAGAGACCAACTTGACATTTACGTGACCGACGATTTGAACAGGCGAAGCGTTGCGCTCGCAGGAGCGATGAAGTCGATCGAGAATGATGACGAAGAGGCGGCAATGGTCATGGTCGCAAGCGCATACGACCCCGATTGATAATGAGCACCCCAGCCCGCAACGACATCACAAAAGATTTGATCAAGACCAAAGTCAGCAATGAGCAATATCGTCAAGGTTGGGATCGAATATTTTCCAAGCGAACACCCGAAACCGCAAGCAATGTTTCTGAGCTTGCCGAGAAACCTCCCGAGGAAAAGGAAGAGGGCGGTTGAATTAGACCCTTGCAAAATCATACCCTTTCCACGAATGCGAACAAACCCAAGAAAATTGACTCAAGAACAATTGCTCACAAGATTAAGACACAGCGACAGCGTCGACATGGAAAAGGTAATGAAGGCGGCAAAAAGGCTCAAGAAATCAAAAGTAAATCACGCGAACACAAAAATCGTTGATTGGAATCAAAGGGACGCGTTGCGTTTTGACCACTAAATTGCAAATCTAAGTATTTATTTTTGACGAAAGATTGTTTTCTCAGTAGAAAGGCAAGTATCATGAGCATCGAATCAGTCCATACCCAATACGAAGAAAACGTCGAAGGGTGGAAAACAGTCATTGATTGCATCGCAGGCGGTCGCA